GAGAGATGTTGACCGCACCACAAGTAGAAGCTTTCCTCCGGAAGTTTGAACCCTTACAGCATGTGCTTGTTGAAGAGCAAAGCCAAATGATCTACGCACCTTGGCTCGTGCGATTGCATGGGACTGTTTCTTTGCATGGAGAGATTCATGCGTTTGAGACAGACCTTGACCTTCGTGAGTTTGGTAGCGCAGAAGACCTGCTGTTGCTGGCTAATCAGTTGATGAAGAGCTTTGAGCAAGCCAGCCGGAGAACACATGTTTGATGAAACAGTACGCAGTCGAAGACTGTTGAACATGGCGAAAGATCAACCCTGTGTTGCGTGTAACGCACAAGATGGAACGATAGTCGCAGCACACAGTAATCTGCTCGAGCATGGCAAGGGCGCGGGACACAAGGCTCATGATTGCATGAGCGCGTGGTTGTGCCATCGCTGTCATTCTGAGTATGACCAAGGCAAGACCATGAACAAGGATGAAAAGAGAGAGTTCATCTTGACCATGATTTGTAGAACGAACATCCGGCTGTGGCAGTTGGGAATGATTGGATGTAAATGATTGTGCAGTTCACGCCGACAGAGATGTATCAGATTCTTCATGTTGCATCTGTCATTCACACAACAAAACAAATCAGCCTTGCAAAGGGCGAGATCAACAACCGCCGATACAGTAAAGACATCGATGACTTCTCGATGAATCTGATTGGCGTGATGGGTGAGTTTGGGTTGTGCAAGTTCTTGCACCTCAAGTACGACCCCCCATTCCACAAGTATGGAGATGACGGCAACGACATTGACTACAGTGGATTTGACATTCAGGTCAAGACATCCTCTCGTTACTACGGCGATGACGGTCTCTTGTATGTCAACGACATTCACGCTATCCCCTCAGACATTCTTGTGAGTGCTTGCGTGGAGGGTCCAGCCAGCGTCAACTTACTTGGCGCAATCAGCAAAGAGAAGTTCAAGTCAATCATGCACAAGAGGGACTTGGGCTATGGCATGCGTGACTGTGTGTACAACCACGAGCTATCAACCATTGAGCAGATGGAAGCTTGGATAGATAAACAAGTTGACTTTTAAGGAGAGCGTATGGAAATCGAACAACTGCTAAACAACTACCGCAAATTGGGTGTGCCGTATGGTCAAGCAAAAGCCAAGCGCACCTACCTTGAGGAGTACAAGAAGAGCCTGCTCTCGTTGCTGATGAAGGCGGCGGCGAAGGAAGGACACAACAGCGTCTCTGCTCAAGAGCGTGAGGCTGCTGCCAATCAACAGTACATCGACTTCTTGAAGGCGCTTGAGACCGCCGTTGAGGAAGAGGAGAAGCTGCGTTTTGAAATCAAGAGAACTGAGATGGAGATTGAGGTATGGAGAACGGAACAAGCCAACGAGCGCATGGAGCGCAAGGCATACGGGGCTTAAGTTGCGAAGGGTGTAGGTACTACTATGAGAAAAGAACAAGTGAGCAATCCATCCAGCATCGCTGTCAGCTCTACCGAGCGGCTGCTACCCAGCGGTGCTACGACTACCGCCCAAGGCGGGTACAACCTGAAGAAGATTGAGTTCAACATCCCGGGCAAGGTGATTGGTAAAGGCAGACCACACTTCGTTAAGAAGACTGGTGTTGCCATCACCCCTCAACAGACTCGAGGATACGAAAGTTTGATTCGAGATGTTGCCCTGCCCTTGATGGGCGGGAATCAACCTTGGGAGGGGTGCGTGAGGGTGTGCATCACTGCCAAGTACAAGATCCCCAAGAGCTGGTCGAAGAAGGATCGCCAGCTTGCAATCGACGGCAAGGTTCCACCAAAGAAGCCTGATGTCGACAATGTGGTGAAGATCGTATTGGATGCATTGAACCGTGTTGTGTATTTGGATGACACGCAGGTCACGCATTGCAATGTGCGCAAGATGTGGGACGAGGAACAAGACTCGCTCCTTGTTTACATGGAGGAGTTGGAATAATGTTCTCATCACCAGAGGCGGCGTTGCGCTTTGCGTTTCGCATGAGAGAGAAGTCAATTGTCAGCACACCATCCGGCGTGTTCATGTCCAAGGACAAAGTCAAAAGCCCGAACGCCATGAAGCTGACGGCGTATGACTTCCATGCGCAGGCAGGCATGATCTTTGGTCGCATAGACCGCATGCCACAGGATCAGCAGGTCTGGGTTTATCTCAACTACGGCAACGGCAAGGAGCGCAGGGAGTGCGCCAAGGTAATGGCGGCAAAGCTGCGCGGAAATATCGAGGCGGTGAAGTATGGAATGTCAGCCAGCGATGTGTCCAAGGCGCTGCTTTCAAAGAGCGTCAGGCAATGCGCCAAAGAAACTGGTCTCACTAACTATAAATCGTGGAAGATTCGTGGATCTTTGTATGCCGACATGGAGCCGCTGATGATGCGGACACTGGATGAGTTGTGGGATTGGCTGAACTCTGGACAGGTGAAAGCCTGATCCATACAATGGAGCCGCGCCATACCGGCGTACGCTCTTAACCTCTCCTTTCGTTGAGCGTGGGGGGGAATTCGATGGACCCGAGTTCCCCCTCCTATCAGCTTGATCGGTTGCCCTTACTGCGTAGCGGTGAGGAAGGCTCGGAAGTTCCGAGCGGCAGCAACGCTGGAGTATCGTCACCAGCGCCAACTTGGGTGGGGACTGCGACCTCTGGTCAGAATGAAGTGAAGCGCATTCAGTCTCCAGCCATGTTGGTGTTGTGGTTCTAGTCAAACACCTGTCGGCAGCAGGAGCGTAAGCCGTATAACGCCCCAAACCAAGTGACGCTTGGTTCACCAACAGCTTACATGCAGCAGCCAGTTTGGTTGCACGGAAATATCGAGACGCCGTTCGAGCGCAAAGCGAAGTTTGCACCGGGGCTTTCGCCCACGGTGCATGTGTCAGGTGTTAATCCCTGCTCTTCTTTCCGCTATAAGTTCCAAGCCAGACTGTGCCAGCAACCTGCGGTTGATACCAGTTGATGTCGTACTCTGCATCATGCTTGCAAGGAACAAGGAACAGGTTGTAACCACGCCCCTCTTTGTCCATGCTGCGAAGCAGTTGACGCAGATCCACCTTGTCATTGGTGACTCTCCATGTTGCTGCGCTTGCGGCAAAGAAGTGAAAGTCTCTCATGCTACCTCCCCCAGATCTTTGACCGAATCAATCCTGATGGTTTCAAGATCGGCTATCACCCGATGGTCACATGTATCAAAGCCGCTCACCGTAACGAACCGACGCACTGCCTCGTATTCGTTCTCGGCTTCAACGACATAGTCGTACTCAACGATGCATTTTTCGTTTGTTGTCACAAGATACTTTCTCATACTTACTCCAAAAGAAAGGGAGCCGAAGCTCCCTTGTGTCAGTGAATAACTTTCTCCATCAGTCTGCCGGCAATCTTCTCCATGTCGATTCGATCATCGGTATGTTTGATGTTGCGAGCAGCGGCGGTGATGCCATTGACAAAGTCCCAGATGGACTCTGGCTTGGTGTCTTCTTCTTCAAGCACACGATTGATGATGGTTGTTGCCTGCTTAGCAGAGAACCCTTGCTTGCGCAGGAAGTTCTGACGATCATCATCAGAGCGAGCAACAATAGTCTGCTTTGCTTGTTGAATAGATGACACGATACCCAGCGTGGACTGGTTGGAATACTCGATCAGTGCAGGCTGAACCTCTTGGATGAATCGAGTAGGTGCATGCTTGCTGTGTCGAATGGACATGCTGTGCTTGTCTGTCTGACCCCAGATGTTGCGGTTGGCGCAGACGCCACGCAAGAGGAAGGTGCTGATACCCAGCGACTTACTACCCACCTCGGAGTTCCATGTGTAGAAGCCACGGAATACCAAGTCGGGGTCACCGTTCTTGAGTTTGCCGATCTCGATAGGATGGGTGTCGTCCACCAAGAACATGAAGACATCTCGGTCTGAGGCATACAGCGTGGTGGTATCTTTGGTCGGGTCAACGAAGGGGTTGTACATACTTGTAGACCAATCAAGCATGCCGGGGATTTTCCAGTTCGTATCGCCTGTGCCATTACCAGCAATGCGGCGAACAGCATCAACCAATTCAATGTCCTTGACTCGACCATACTCAACCCCTGTTGCAGCGAGCAACTGCTCCTCTGTGTAATACATCTTGGCGTTCTCTGCTCGCAGGTTAGCCAAGCCCCATTGCAAGTTGATACCTGCCAAGGTGGATGGCAGCTTGCGCATGTAACCAGCAGGCGCGCCAGCCAGCGTAGCCAACTGACCAAACGACCAGTGCGTAGGCTCAACCTCCATGCCAAGGAACTCGAGTGACATCTTCTCGCTGTCGGACATGCTGGCTTTGACTCGGATGTCGGTGACATCTACGATGGTCTGAACTGCTGGCTCACTACGCTTGGCAACATGGTCACGCAAGTCATTGAGGTTGAGGAAGCGCTGATCATCTGGTCGGCTGAACCATTGGGAAGACACGCGACCATCGCGTGTCCCCTGTGTGGTGTCTACCTTGTAGGCGCTGGTCACTGCATTTGTTTCGGCTGTCATAACTGCATTCATTTGGTTTCTCCTAAAGCCCCCGAAGGGGCTGGTTGATTAAGCGACTTTGAGTTGAGCTTTGTCTGCTCGTTTACATGCTTCGGGTTCTTTGTCGGTCAGGTCGACGCGCACATCTTTCTTAGCGACCACATAGTACTGGTCGTTGTCATCGTATTCATCCTTGATGAACGGATACTTGTTGAGCATGTCGAGAACCTTACTGAGTTCTGCGATTGGTACTTGGATGGTTACATCCCACGCGAGGCGGACATTTGCGAATTTCATTTGGTTCTCCTTAATAATCTACTGTCACAGTAAAGCTGACTTCATCACGGATAACATCTTTGATCTTGTTCTCGATGTCACCGTAGTCATCGAGGTTGAAGTTGTCATTCATCCATGTGTCCATGCGGTCATTGAGATTGCTATCCATCCAGTCACCCACCTTGTCATCAAGGTAGGTGTCCATCCAGTTCTCAATAGCTGAATCAATCTTGCGCTCCATATCATTGCGCCCTGATGGATCAGCAGATGAGCCTTCGATCTGCTGATTGACATGATTGGTAATGCGTTGCCAGAATGTCTCGTCGTAATCAACGGCTGAGTGAATGGCTTGCGACACGAGCTTGTCTTTGTCGAGCGACTCCAGCACCTCTGCCTTGACCGCCTTGACCATGACCTCGACCAGTGATGCGAGGAACGAAACTGCTTGCTGGTTTTCCATAACCTGTCCTTTGAATGAAAGCTGATTGAGAGTTGACTGCTGCGCCTTTTGCTTTAAGTCCAATCACATGGTGCGGCGGATCCAAGAAGCGCAGGTCATCCTCGTCACCGGAGATGACAGGCTTGCCTTGCCACATGAGTGGGATGTGATCAAAGACCACGGCGACATTGCCGCCAGCCTTGAGCTGACTTACTGCTTGTGCATGATTGATCTCAGAGAGACTGAATGTGAGGTGGTAATTGCTGGGTAAGTTCTTGCGACCAGTCAGCTTGGTGTAGTCGTAGAACTGAATGAACGGATACCGTTCCATGATGTTGGCGTAGTTGCCACAGCGGATAGATTCCCAAGGAATATCTGATGTGCCGTTGAGCCTGACGCAAACCGTGAGGTTGTGTCGCATGCCGTATCTGATTGCAGTTGATATGTCTTTCACCAACTGCGCCATGAATGTGCCGCGATCTTCGAAGAACCACTTGGTCTTCTTGATGCGCGCCTGTTGCGTAGCGTTGAACTTGCCACGCCCTGATGTATTGAGGCATAGCTTGGTGCATTCCGGAGAACGACCACCGCATACCTCGTAGCCTGATAACTTTGCTGGCGCAAGATGCAGGATGAAAGATACATACCCTCTGCGTTCGCCTTTAACGAGCTTGGCGTTCGCTCGGGTGAGTAGCTTCATGTGTTGTGTCGAGAGATCAAGTCAAACAAATCAATTGAGATGTCATCTGGAATCAGATGTTGTGTCTCCATTGCCGAGAGTGCAGTCATGATGTCGAGCAATCTGAATACATCCTGCGCAGCGGCATCAATCTGTGCGCGGACATGAACCTGCCATCGATCCATAGCATTTCCTTCCTATAAAAAAAGAGGGACTGTCCCCTCACTTCTGAGGGGGACAGCCCCGCCGTGTAGCTGGAATTACTTGGTTGTTTCCAGCGTTTGGATATAGCCCTTCAGTCGGGCTATTTGTTTCTCTCGATACTCGATCAAGCCTTGCGTGTAGTCACGAGCTGTGCGCAGCGTTAGCAGTTCACGCTCTGCGATATACAGATCATCCTTTGCAAGTGAAACCAAACTTGGTTTCTCAAACAAGAACTCACCCAACCTTCGCCAAACTCTTAGCATTCTTGAACTCCTTGATTGCTGCATTGATTCTATCGACTGCGTGTTTGTCGAATCCTCCGATGTTCCATTGTGTGATTTGAGTGACATGTTTTCCTGCTGTGCCAAGGTAGTTGTATCCATTCTTCCAGTTGTAGATCGAAGCAACTGAGTTGTCTGCAAACTTGATGTCCCACTGAGCGTCAACCTTGTAGTCGTCGTAGCCCCTTCGCAGAGGCTGTCCAAATACTTCAGTGAGAGTTTGGAAGTCACAGTCTAGGTATCCTTGAAGGTGTGTGCCGTTGATGTTGATGTCAATGGTATTGTGCGTTGCGTATAGCATGGGTTACCTCACAGAACTGGTAGGGTTTGTTCGTCTGGATCTGTGGTGAACAGAGCGCCAGCTGCATTGCCTTCATCATCCGCAGATGGGTAGATCAAGACTCCGTTATCCAGCTTGATGACAACGCATCGGGTATACCAACCGTGGTCATCTGCCTCGCCTTGTGTCATGTATCTAACGCCAACGATCTTGCGGTTGAGTAGCAGTTTTTTGGCGACCTCTTCCCATCGGGCGGTCAATTCAGTTTCAGTCATAAAAGCTCCATGTAAATATCGAGTCGTGAGTGACAGCCAAGGGTTGCCCCTCGGCGCGTTGGTTACTTGGGAATCTTGGGAAGAACACAGGAGATGTAGTGGTTCATGATGTCTTCTAAGATTTGGACACGAGGCTTGTTGTGTGCATGAGCTAGTGCAGTGATGACCCAGTAGTGAGCTTGACTTACGCCAACGGCAAAGCCTTCTGTTTTGTGTGGGTCTGCATCAATGCGTGTTGCAGGAAGGCGCGATGGTCTGCGCTTTGTTGCCATGTGTTACTCCTGTGTTGCTTCGATCTTGTAACCTCGGTTCATCCACGCTTCCATGCGCATGTTCTTGAACCAGTCTGCGACAGTAGGAATCCTGCCGCCGCAGTCTTCCTTAACATGCTGTTCACCGATGTACCTGACTGGAACTTCACGACCATCTGAGTTGATGATCACGCGCCCGAACACGCGCTCGCATTCAAAGATGCCTTGGCTGTGATGCCGAAGCGCACGGTGACGCGCATCAGCGAACTGTTCTTTGGTTGCGTCAAACCAATCATGAATGGCGGCATAGTCTTCTGGCTTGCCACCCCACTGTTTAACTGTTGTCATTGAGTGATGGTGTGGATGCATGATCAATCCTTGAACTCAAGTTCTTCATCGAGGTTGAAGGTGTCGGTGTTGTACTCGGTGTAGCGGGTGCTGACCTCGAGGTTTGTCTCGCCAGTCTCAAGGTCAAACTCGAGCTGACCGAACCCGCCGTCGTTGTTGTACCAATCAATGCCGGTACGCTCGAGCATGTCGTAGCAGATCTGTTCCAGCGCATCCTTGACAGGCTGCGTCTTGGGCGCGGACTCTGTATTCCATACGCCGTCTTTCCATGTGGACTTGTCTTCGTTGTACACAACCGGGAAGTCCATGCCGTTTGGCTCGATTGCTACACCTGTGATTGAACCTGAGTCACCGCTGCCATCAAACTCGATGGTGATGCGTTTGCCACCTGCGGCACGAATCATCTTGAGGATCTCTTTGATTTGCTCACGCTTAACTTCTGACTTGATCATTTGTATTCCTTTGTAAAGACAGTGGACGATAGGAGTTGTAACCACGGATGCGGCTACGCTTGTTGCCGTGGTACTCATTGAATGAAACTGAGATGCCGTGCTTGTGCATGGCGGACATGAACAGCGAGAGATCGCAGTCCTCTTCGAGGTATGCCATCTCGTTGCGCTGATAACTGTAGGGACTGACCTGATCTTCGATGCCGAGCTTGATCAGCAGGCGTCGAGGCACAGCCGCCCAAGCGTGACCGGGGTCACCATAAACCTTGATCTTCATGGAAATCCTTCGCGTAAATATTGAGTCGTGAGTGGGTAGAAAAGCCAAGGTTTCCCTTGGCGCACATGCTTACCACCAGCTGTCGTAGATGACGGCGTCGCCTCTTTCGATGGCTGCTCTTGCCTTGCGAACGAAGTCGCCAATTGTTTCTAAGTCTTCGGGGTAGATCTCGTCTGCGTTACCCCAGAAGAAACCTGCCGTAGGCTTGAGCTTGCTTTCAACTGCGTCTTCGACTAGCTGGTTGAGATCGTCAAGCGTGAGTCGAACTGTGTTGCAGTTGAAGTCGGGATCCGTCCCGCCTTTGCGGGTGTACAGCTCACCCATCCATGCGTGTAGCGCGTTGAACTTGCGCCAGTAATAGAAGTCTGGGTTGAACCAGTCCTCATTCTTGGCGCGCTCGTCTGCTGTCCTGCGCTTGGCAAAGTAATCACGCTGCCCCTGTTCGGTCAGCTTCTCAAGTTCTGCATCAGTCAGATCCAGAAACCCAACAGCGCGACGCGCTACCTTGTGTGGGTTGAGGTCTGTTTCCCAGTCAGGATCAAGCAAGTCAGCTTTGATTGTGTATGCATACATATCCAGTCCCATGTCTATCTCCTTATCAATGTGTGTTAGTTGTCATAGATTTGTGAGCAAGAACGCCGGAAACCTTAAGAGACCGCGCTTCCTGCTGTTCATAAAACTGTAGGAGACCACGCAGATCTAACAGTTCTGACTCAAGCCATTGGCGTTCCTTATAAAG